CTATGCCAGTAGATACAGTTGTTACTGGAGGACCACTTACTGGAGAACAAAGAAGAGTTAATAGAGTAAATATAGATTTAAATACAGCAAGAAATGTATTAGTTAATAATAAAGATATAACTTTTAGAGAAGTCAAAGATGACCAACAGGCAGATCCAAGTGCGTTTACAGGAAGAAAAGAAGTTGCCATTATGGGATATGGTAATGCTCCAACTATAACTGTAACACAAGATCAGCCGTTGGAAGCAAAAGTATTAGGAATGTCTTTAGAGGTAAGTTTTTAAAATGGGTGGTGTATTCTATAAAACATTAATAGGTCCTTTATCTAAAGGAAAACAAGGATTATGGACAACAAGAAACAAAGAAGGACAAATATTATCTAAAGGAAGTCCCGAAGAAATTCAATCAAGAATTAAAGCCTATAAACATTTTAACCAACCTAAAAGTCCATATAAAACTGTCAATTATGATATAAGTAAAGCAGATATTTGGCATGATAAAAAAGATAATACAATATATAGTAGATCATTATTTGCACCACCATCTACTTGGAAATCACCACATGCACAAGCTTTTGATAAAGGTAAAACATCTGATGTAAAAACAAGATCTAAATTTTCTAAAGACAGACGACCTTTTGCTAGAGGTAGAATAATATAATGGGAGGAGGAAATCCATATTTACAAGTAGCATTGTTTGTCGGAGGACAAGTAATGCAAGCCCGTGCTGCTAAAGGAGCAAGAGATGTAAGACTAGCACAGGCAGAAACAGAAAAACGACAATTAGAAGCACAAAGAAAAGAAATAGAGGAACAAGCAAAACAAGACGAATTAGATTTAAGATTAGAAGAAGAAACAAATAAATCTAAAATTAGAGCAACATATGGAGCTATGGGAATTGGCTATTCAGAATACGGATCAAGAGGTGCTTTAAAATCACATAATGAAAAAATGTATGATATTGATATGGGAGAAATTTTAGCAAGTAAAAGAAATAAGTTAATTGAAAATCAGTACAATATACATGGAACTGCATTAAAGAAGAAAGCAGCTAAAGAACAATATGTAGGAGAAATGGGTAGGATTGTAGCTCAAACAGGATCAGAAATGATGAGTTGGACAAAAGATCCACCAAAAGAAATAGAACCAAAAAATGGAGGAGAAACACAAAGTGGTGGAGGAAGTGGAACTAAACCAACAGGTCATGGTGGAGTAAAAGGAAAACCAGGAACACAATCAGGAGAAGCAGATACTAGAAGATAATTATGGCAGATGTAGATAAATATAGAAAAGATCGAATGACTAGAACAAGAACACTTCCTGGTGTTACAACATCTGGTTATGCTGAACTAGCACATGCTTATGACACACAAATACAATTTGGTAAGGCAGCAGGAAAAGCAGCATTAGATTGGAAAAAAATGGGAGATGATGCATATCTAGCTAAACTACAATTAGATGGAAGTAGAAAAGCAGTTGAGTTAATGGCAAAACATAAACATGATCCAAAAGGTTTTGAAGAATCATGGAATACCTGGCAAATAGCTAGAGAACAAGTACAAGAAAACGAAAGACCTTTACTTGGTAATACACCAACTGCACTTTTAAATGAAATAGGAATAAATACTGGAAGTTTAATTTTTAGAAACCATCAGGAAAAAATTTTTGAGGATAATAAAAAATTATTAAAACTAGGATTTCAAGATACTGCTAGCAATATAGAACTATCTATTGCAAGAAGTGAACCAATAACACAATGGGGAGAACAATATAAACAATTATTATCAAGTATAAATAATTTAGAAAACACACCTTTTTTATTTCCTGCTGATATACAAACAGAAATAAGAAATCATACACAATCTATTGTAACTTCTTTAGCAAAAAAAGCTTTTATATTAGATCATAAAAATTTTATTAATGATAAAGATTATAATAATTTATTTTCTGTAGATAGATTAGAAAAAGTAAATAATACTTTTAAAAAATATCCTACTACGACTATCATTAATGAATTTAAAAAAACTGGTGCTAGTGATGATGAATTAAAACTTATAAAGAGTATTATGGAAAGCCAACCATGGAGTGCTAAAGAATTAGATGATATTGGATTAAGTGCATATAATCATGTAAAAAATGTTATTGATCAAACTGATCAACTTACAAAATATAATGCAAAATTAGAAAAGGAACTAATTGATACACAAGAAAGTAAATTAGAATTATTAAAAGCTAAAGGACAAATTAGTATAGACGAATATATACAACAAAAAACTGAGATTAATAATGCAAGAAGAACAGGAGGAAAAGGTATTGGTTCTATAAGCGAAACTAATGCAGGAATACTAAAATTAAATTATAGAAAAGAAGAGCTTCATAAGTCATATATGACTGGAGAACCACTTGCTTGGTCAGTAGATAATCAAACAATATTACAAATGGATATACAAAACGATGGAGTAAATTTTCAATCTATGCCAAAGTTTTTTGAATCTGTTACAAGTTATGATCCTAACACACAAACACATGCTCTTAATGTTAAAGGACAGGCTATGTTAAAAAAAATAGAAAGTACAAGTTTGTTACCAATACAAATGAATACTTGGATTAGAGATATAGGAAATCAAAATTTATCAGCAACTAGTGCAACTCATATGGCTTTACTTGGAACTATAGTAGGACATGTTATTGAAAATAATGTTGCTACAACAAGTTGGTTTGATAAGTCAGATATTACAGAATCAATTAAACCTATTGCTAAATTATATACTAGAAAATTAGCAAATGCGTATAACCCAGTTACAAATACTTTTGATAAAGATCAATTAGAAAGTGTAGAAAGTTGGAGAGTACAAAAATTAATAAAGATGGCAGAACCTGGATATAAAGATAGATTAAAGCTTCTTAAAAACGAAATTACAAAAGATACAATAAATAATGTAATAACTAATATGGATGAAGCAGAGAGTAATATTTCTGATTGGATTCATCATCAATATCATCGTGAAGGAAAATATATGCCAAATCCAATAGACGAATTAAAATCTAAAGATACTTATCCTGATTTTATAGTTGATAGACCTGGGAGTATAATAAATAATCAAATACCAGATTTAGATGATAAATATTTAGGATTAATGAGAGCTGATAAATTTGCAGAATTACAAACAATTATAGAAGATAATATAGAATTTTTACTAGATGATGTAAATTTAACAAATGAAGATGATGTAAAAGCTGCATTAAATAGCGAAACATTTGCAACTAATCTTGGAAAATTATTAAAAGATGATTATGGATTAACTTTAAAACAAGCAGATTGGCATAGAAAAATTGATAAACAAATAAAAAAAGAACAAGGTAAAAACGAAAAATGGACTACAGCCAGATATGATAAAAGATATGAAGAACTTAAAGAAAAATATCAATATGAAGGAACAGATCCAGGAATGGACACTAGATGGTTTGGTGGTGTTTTCGCTGATTATGAAGGTAATCTTGAATGGACTTTTAATGATGTCGAAGGTAAATTAAACAAACAAGCACAAACATATGTAGATCCAAATTATGATTCAATAGAAGATGGTAAATGGTATACATTTGACATAGCTTTACAATCTATGATTCCATTAACTAACGATGCTGTTGTAGCTAAATTAACATACGAAAAAGAAAATAAAGAAAAAAGTTTTAGACCAGGAGGGGGTTATTATTCTGATGAAGAAAGAAATGAAATTATAGATAAAGGTGTGTCTATGGAAGATTTTAATACTCATTTTAAAGCTATGAAAAAAAATATAAAAACTAATATAGATGATCCAACAAATCCTTTATTCCCATTAAAATTACATCTACAAGATAGAATTAAAGTAGATAAAGTTAGTATTTATAGTAATAGTCTTAGACCTTATTATTACGATGAAAATAATATAAGAAAGATTGTTCCAGGTTTTACATCTCCTCAAGGTATATATAGACCAGATATTAAAAAGTCTTTTTATGCTGCTGGTACAAGAGTATTAAAAAATAGAGTATTAAATGGGCATAATGATATTGGTTTTGTTAGTAGTCAAATTAGTAAAATATTAGGAGTAGAAAAAATATCTCCTGTACTACTAACCTTTCCATCTATGCAATTAGTAAATATGTGGAATGATGATACTAAAAGAGATGAATGGAAAGGATTTTTGTTAGACCTAGCTCGATCTATAGAAAAAAGATCTTTACTAGAACAAGAATATTTCTACAAATCTAAACCAGGAGAATTTCAAAAAAACTTTCTTCAATTAATATGGGGAGCAGAATATCCTAAAGAATTTGGTAAAGAACAAAGAGAAATGAAAACATATATAGAGGAAACTTTTGAAAATCAATGGCAACATCTGAATTTAGAATAAAATATAAAGACGAACCAGCCAGAACACAAACTCCAAGAATGGATGCAGCAAAAAGTATTGTTGCTCCATGGAGGAGTGGTTTTAAAGAAGATGTATGGATAGATGATTTAATACAATATGCTCTTCCTTCAAGTAGCAGAACATATGAAGATGATCCATCTTATGATTGGAGAGAAGATAAAGATGTAGCAGCATTTGGTTCTATTTATTCAAGTATGTTTGAATTTGTTAAAAATAAACAACAAGCTTTAGATATAAAAGAAGAAATAGAAACAGAATTAAGTAATGCTCAAAGTCCAGGATATACACTATTTAGAATATTAGGTATTGCAACAGATCCTTTAATTTGGACTGGTCCTAAAATAATTAAAGGTTTTTATGGAATGGATAAATTAAATAGATTACAAAAAGCTGGAGCTGTTGGCACAACATTTACTGGTTTAGAAACTATACAAGAAGGATTAAGACAAGCAGGAAGTATAACACGACCAGCAGAATTATCATATATGACTATTGCTGGAATAGGTGCAATTTCAACAGTTATTGGTGGTTTTGCAAGTAGAAGTATAAGACATAAAAATCTTGCTAACAATCCTAAATTAGTAAAAAAAATAGCTGAACACCATGATAGTCAAATGTCTAAAATGGAATCTAAACTAGATCCTGCTAGTAGATTTTTTAAAGTAAATGAAAAATCTAATTTAAGACCTGTACAAGTTCCTAAAGATATAGAAAAAACATTAAAAGATTATGATGTTTCTCTTAATGATATAAGATTTAAAGGTGCTGATAAAGGAACATATGCTCAATTTAATCCTAAAACATTAGAAATAACTTGGGATTCTAAAGCAATAAAACAAGCATGGAAAGATAATAAAATACAAAACAGAACTATTCCTGGAATTAAAGGAAAAAAAGTAAAAAATTTATTTAGAAGTTGGCAAGAGTTTGCTCAATTTGTTATTAGACACGAAGTAGTACACGCAAGATTTCCTAGATTACCTAAAGAATCTAAAATAGCTCACGAAGTAAGAACAAATACACAAGCTTTAAAAGAATGGAATGAACAAACACCTATAGCTTGGACTTTTAATCCAGAAGGAAAAACACAAGCAATTCAAAATGAAAGACATAAAATGATTAATTGGTGGCAAGCCAATGCTAAAGAAGGAATTATACATTATGAAGGAAATGTTTTAGATCCATATAGAATAAAAATTTATGGAGAACCAACATTACAAAGATTAAAAAAATATATTAAAAGAAATCCTTATACAGATATTTCAAAAGAATTACAATTATCTAAAACTGGAATAGGAATAGAATTATTACCTGATGCATTAAATAAAAGATTTTATAATTCCTTATCTGTTAATGCGAGATTAGCTTCTCAAATTTTAGATCAACCTGGATTTTTAGAAATGGGAAAACAAGGAAAAACTTTAGGTTTGTCGGGAGAAAGATGGACTGCTAAATGGAAAGGAAGTGCTATTTATAATTATTCACAACAAGAAGAATTTTATAGAGCATATAAAACAAGAATGAATATTGAAAGAGGACAATCTGCAGAAAAAGCTGGATATCCAACTTGGAAATTAATGGTAAGAAGGCAGGGCATTGATCCTACAACAAAAAAAGAATTATCTATGAATGAATTTCTATCTAGGGCTACCTTATATAGAAATCCAAGAATGAGAGATGCTGATAATCCTGTAATATATAATGAAAAAAAAATCCCAGAAATTATTAAAGCATCCAAACATCAAACTCCATTTTATAAATGGGCTGATGATCAACTTCATACAGAAGGAACGTATGTTGCTTTTGCAACAACAATGATAAGAAAAATTGAACATGCTATTTATAGAGCACAAAAAACTGGTGGTCCAGTTGCTTTTAATTCTGCTGGAAAAGAAATGAATTTAAAAAGATTACAAGGAGAATTAGCAAAATGGAGAGATGTTAAAAAATTACGAGAAACAAAAAGGTTTAATGCATCAACATATTTTCCTTTAGTAAAAAATCAAGGATTAATTAAAACTGAAAAAAAAGAATTTATTTCTCTTATACAAAGACCAACTAAAGAAAGACCTGAAGGATTAACTCCAGCTCAAGCATTAAAAGAATATGAAAAAATTCAAAAAATTAATTATTTCAAACCAATGGATGGGGATGCAGTTGGATGGGCATCGTCATTACATAGAAGAGATAGTGCAATAGATTGGTTAGATCCAAAACTTTCAAAATATTTAATAACAGATCCTAAAAGATTACAGCTTTATTATGCAAAAAGTATGGGTGCAGATTTTTGGCTTGCAAATTTTAATAGACAATTTGCAAGTAAAAGGCAAGTAGCATTACATGGATCTAAAGGAAGATTAAGTAAAGAACAATTAAAAGAACATCATACTGATAATTCTTTAAGAGATTTATTACAATTAGTAAATGATGATTATGTAAATGCTATAAAACAATTAGGTGGAAGATTATCAGCTAATCCTTATAATTATCAATTTAAAATAGAACCATTATTAAGATCACCAGTTGTAGCAAAATCTGCTTCTTTGAAAACTCAAATTAAATTTACTAAACCTAAAGATCCAAATTTATTCTGGGGTAAACCAAAACAATATAAAGGAACAGATATGGAAGGAGTAACTGCAGGAAGTAAAGAACCTGATTTAATTGATGTATCAAAAAATAATAAAAATCATTTACAAATAAAAGAAATATTAAAAGAAAGAACAAGAGTTTTATCTGATATAAGAGCAGCAAGAGATTTACTTAGGGGAACATACGGATTATCTGATAATCCAACAGGAGTAAAATCAACAATAATAAGATCTTTTAAAAGTTTTAATACATTAACAATGTTACAGGGAGCCCAATCAGCATATCCAGATTTAGGAAGGATTGCATATTTTAATGGATTAAGAAATTCTTTCGGTGGACAATTACAGCAACTTACAGAAGATTTAGTAGAATGGAAAAAGATGGCTAAAGTATCCAGAAAAAATGCCATGATATGGGAAGAAGCAGTAGACTGGTTTGTTGCAACAAGAGCAAGAGCTCAGGCTGACTTAAATGAATTTACTAGCTTTGCACATAAATCAGAAAAAGTATTAGATACAGTTTCAACATTAAACTTTGCTTTTGTTAATGCTATGTCTACTTGGAATACAATAATGAAAGAAATAGCAGGAATGTCCTGGCAAACAACAGTCATACCTGTTTTAAAACAATGGGGGAAAACAGGAGAAATATCTCAATTATGGAGAAGAAGATTTGCAAGAGCAGGATTAGCAACTGAAGGAGAAGCATCTAAAGTAACTATGGATATAGTTAAAGAATTAAATAAAGCAGAAGGAGTAATGAAAGGTAAAATATTACGAATAGCTAATACAGATAACTGGACAAATAAAAAAGCAATAGATGCTTTTAATGGTGCTATGTCGCATGATATTCCTATTCAAATAGTTACACCAGGTAAAGGAGATGTAGCATTATGGACTAATAAAGAATATGGTGGACTAATAGCACAATTTAAAAAGTTTACTCAAGCTGCAACTAATAGAGTTTTAATGGCAGGACTACAAGAAGGACCACAACA